ATAAACATTAGATGAGTACAGTCGGATTCCAAAAACATAGCTGTTAGAATATTTCTAGCACGAGTTACTAAAGATTCATTTCGCAATGTTGTTAGTCTAAAGTTTATTCCGTGTGACATAAGTGTTTGAGCAGCTCTAAACATTGATAAGAAAAACTGATCTGTTAAAACACCTCCGTAACAAGGTGTAGCAAAGAAAATATTATATTGTCTAAGCTTATCTAGATCAATAGTTGCTTGACCTCCATCAACTGACTTGAAAGCTCCAAAAGATTTTTCTTTCTTATCAGTAGTCGGTTTCATATCCGCTAAAGATTTTTTCATTATGCTAAGTCATCCACATCTTCAACGGGTTTAAATTCGTCAGAAACATCTCCTGCGAAGTAAGAAGTATTTTGTAACAAATATTCTTTTTGTTCATCATATGTTTGACGCTTGTAGATCTTAGAAAGATCAAAAAGCTCAAGCTCTTTTTCTGCATCTGTTAGTGGTGAATTACCACGTGCAGGAATAATGCTGTACTTAACATTTTGTGGAAGAGGTCCAGTCTTTTCTTTTTTGATTGTAATATCATAACCGTTAGTATCATCGGCTGGATTACCGTAATCTGGATTTGTTGCATAATCAACAATCTGCGAATAGATTGTAGAACGAAGATCAAATAGTTTGATCTTATTATCACTACGATCAATTACATTACATACGTAAGAAAACTGAGGCTTATCAGAATAGATAGCTTCGTCAATTTCCTTGAAAGGGTCTTGTGCAGAATTATCAAAAGACTCAGTTTCTCTACTAAATTGTAGACACTCTACTGGCATTTTCTTGCCTTCTTTTGTCACAATCCAGTAACAATAGCGAGGCATTACTTCACCAATCAATCTTACTTTAGTGTCTCCGATACCGAGACTTAATCTTTCAATTTCTCTACGTTGATTTGAGCCGGTAGATTGTTTACCTTTGGCTTGATCCCATGAGACCATGTTGTTTCTCCTTTGTTGTTCGTTAGAACTTAAGTGTAGGATTTCCTCGATTCCGAGGACTCAGTTAAAAAATAAATTTTATCGCCTTTTATTTGAATATAAGGATTTTCAATATCTTTTCTAATGTAGTTTTTAGCGATGTAGTCTTGAGCTTCGCTGATTCTACGCATAGAAAGTAGTTGTAAATATTCTGTCTTTTTTAAGACAGACGTATTATGAGTTAGAAACCATGGGTTAGTAAAATAACTCATTGGTTCTTCAGTTTTGTAGTTGCAAACCAGCCTGTCTTTTTTCTGCTCCAGCAGACCAGTTGTAAATAAATGCATTGGTATATGGTGTATATTCAATGCCTTCATTAATCCTTTAGTTGTCCTTGCATTATATAATTTAGTTTGAGCAAAGGTCAAGATCAATATAGCCGTCTGGTCTTTTCTTGCCTTTGATACTAATTCATACCAGTTAAAATAAACTTTTTTCATGAAGTTTCTGTGTTATAATTAAAGTGTTTGTGATACTTATTATTTTTAAGTACCTAGATTTTACAAGGTAATCTACTATTTTTTTCATACCATCTGCTTCATATACCTTTTCTTTATAATCATGAAATATGAAATAATTATCTACATGATTCCAAACATTTTTTATATTTTTAAGTACTGATTGATATGAAGGAGTAGTATCTATAAAAACGGTCTCGAAATTTTTATTTAATTTTACCTTTGTTGAGTCAGCAGTGATTAATCTACACTTTTCTAATAATTTATATTCTTCTTCTTTAAATGCTTTTAGAGGGTGATATACACGATCAACTGAGTATAAGACACAGTTTGAAGACATAGCTTTTAGTATAATATTAGTTGAACCCCCATATAATCTTCCTAATTCTAATACATCACCTTTAGTGTTTTTTATAAAATTATATAAAGCTATAACTTCTGATTCTTCTAAATGAGTATATGTTTTAGAGTATGTAATATCCACGTTGTTGATACCACTGTAATCGTTTAGTTTGTTGTCTTGCAACTATCCCTCCAGATAACCACCAATCAACAATCATGGGGACTTGCTTATCAGGGTGTTCACGAATGATACGACCAATTCGCTGTTCAAGCTTAATAGGATTATTAGAAGGACAAGTAAGATACAGTGTATCGAGCCTATGACAACTAATCCCTTCATCAAAAAGTTTTGTTGATAAGACTGCTTTATACTTTCCTCCAACCCCCGAAAGAACATCTTTTCTAGTTGATTCATCTGTTTCTCCTATTAAACATATACTATCAGGAATCATCTCCTGTAAATCTTTTAACATCTGTACTCGTTCGCCCAATATTAGTGGACACCTACCAGTGACTATCTGACTTTCAGCAAATTTTGCGATAGCAGCCAAGTAATCTTTGTTACTGCAAAGTTTGTTCAACTGGCGCGACCAATCTCGTTTTGGATCTAATACGGGGAATCGGAAGTCTGTGCGTTTTATCATAACTACTGGGTCTTGTAGCTGTCTTGGGTCTCTTGCCTGAACCATAAATGGTGAGAAGTAGTCAGCTAAAAATACATGTTTTCCGTCTTTTCTTTTTGGAGTAGCACTAATACCTATCTTAACCTTGGCATTAAGAGAGTTTAGCGCAGTGGAAAACATTTCGGCTGGACATAGGTGCGCCTCATCTACTAGAACAGTTGAAAACTTTTCTTCTAATTCATCGCGCCTATTGTATATAGATTTATAAATACCAACAGTAATATCTTGTACATCAAAAAGCCCGTCTCCTACTTTACCTATTTTAGCACTAGGTAACTGTCTTTCCAGTTCTTCAATCCACTGTCTAAATAATAATTTAGTATGAACCATGATAAGTGTTTTTGTATTATTCTTTGAAATAATTTCACAACCAGTAAAGGTTTTACCCCAGCCACAAGGAGCCTGTAATATTCCAGATCTAGCTCTTCCTCTAGCAAAAAATTTATCTACAACCTCTTGTTGTTCCCACCTTAGTTTACCTACAAATTCATGGGGTGTTTCCATCTGAACAAAATTTCTTTGATCATCAATCTCACCCCATTCTAGTTTGTGGTATGAATTAGACGGTACAATGTAATAGTCTTCATCTTCAGAAATAGTAGATAAAAACTCATCACCATTATCATAAGTATATAATGATAAAAGCTGATCAACATCTTCTACATCTTTCTTTTTAATATAGATTTTATCAGATAGGTAAATCTTTTTAACTTTAGCTTTGTTCATTTCTAATCTTTGTAGCACTTATCGCTTCTATTTCTTCATTAAAAGTCTCTTGTGTAATGGAATACCCTACGTCCCTTCCATAAGTAATATCAACAATATTTGGCACTGGCATTATAATATAGTGTTCGCGAATATAAAACTTTTCTTTGTGCAGAGCCTGTTTGATAAATAACTCTCTTAATGCATATGAGTGAGGATTGCTTTTATCTCTTTCACTTTCTCTAACCATAATACAGACTTGTCCTGTCTTTTCAAAAGCACGTTTAAATAATGCCGTATGGCCTTCATGCCAAGGTTGCCAACGTCCTAATAATTGTACTGTTGGTTTTTTATAATCAAACATCAAAAGCACCCGATTCTTTCATTTCTAAAATTTCTTCTGATGTATAATTGAGCATATCCGAAAGAACTTCGTCAGTGTGTTCTCCTAACAATGGAGAGCGACTTACCTCAACCACACTGTCAGACAGTTTTATAGGACAACCTACAGAAATATACTCTCCACGTTCTGGGTGCTTAACTTTCACTAAGGTTCCAGTTTTATACAAATCTTCATCTTCGACTAATTCTTTTATTGATAGCACAGGACCAGCAGGAATATTTAAATAATTACATGTTTTGAGTACTTCAAATTTTGTTCTTGTTTTTGTCCACTCTTCAACTTGTTCCCATATTTCATTGATTCTGTTATAACGCTCTCTCACTGTTGTATAACCCTCTTTTGTCTTCCATTCTGGTTTACCTATGAGATCACATATTTTAGGCCAAACAGGTTCTTGCAAAGAAAAATATGTAAATGCGTTTGGATCCTCTTCATAACCTTTACACTTTAATATTCGACCTGGTTGCGGGCCTCCACCATCATTACCCGCACGCGGTACAGTGTCACCGAAAGGAATGCCCTCACAGTATTGAGAGAACTCAACTAATGGACCAGCCGCTAAACGTTGTTGATCTCTTATTTTTACTCTTACTAAATTTATTACAGAGTCTTGCATTGATATATTAACTTTTTGTCCAATACCTGTTTTTTCGCGTTGAAATAATGCAGTTACAATTCCTAAACTTAAATGTAATCCAGTGCCAGAATCTCCAATCTGTGCTCCTGTAATTAACGGCATATCTCCAGGAAACCCTGTTGTTGACGCGGAACCACCCACACATTGTGCTATATTTTCATAAGCCTTACCTTTTTCATATTTTCCCGGACCAAATCCTTTTATTGATGCCATTATAATTCGTGGGTTTATTTCTTGAATACGTTCCCAAGTAAAACCTAAACGATCAAAAGCGCCAGGAGCAAAATTCTCTACCAACACATCGCTTGATTCAATTAAACGAGTTAATACTTTTTTGCCTACTTCGTTTTTTAAATTTAATTCAATTGATTTTTTGTTATGATTTAGTGTAGCAAAAAATAAACTATCTGTATCTGGAATGTCTATAAGTTGATGACGAGTTCCATCACCAGTTTTAGGTCTCTCTACTTTTATAACTTCTGCACCGAACCATGCAAGTAACTGTGTGCAAGTTGGTCCAGCTTGCATATGAGTAAAATCTATTACTTTTATACCTTCTAAAGCTTTCATAATTTTTCCTTTCGTTTTTGCAGAGCCTTTGCAGGCTCTGCTCGTTGTTAGTTAGAAGGAACTTTTGCATCAATACCTTCTACATATTGCATCATACCACCAAGATCGGCGTCAGTTGCATTATCAAAAGGTTTGAAAGCTCCAGATTCTATTTCTGTAGCTAGTTTTATAGCTTCAAACTGAAGAGACGCTGGCATATTTGTATATGGTGCCATTTTCACCATACCTGTATCCATACCTCCCCAAGTATTATCAGATTTCCATGTGCCATCAAGTGCAGCTTGTACACGTTTAACATAATATGGACCCCAATCATCAATGATTGCTGTTAGCTGTGCTTTTGGTGCAAACTTAATCTGATCACTAGCTTGACCAAAACCCAATACTCCAGCTTTTTGAGCAGTTTGTAATGGGGCTGGTGAATCAGTGTGCTGGGTAATAATATCAGCACCTT